ATGAACGATCCTATGTTTGTCGAAACGCTAATTATTTCCTCATCATTTTTTATCATCGCGATTATTTTGATTGCTTCCGTGCTGCTGCTGGAAAACGGCTGACCGTTAGCCAGCCGCTGTATTTATTGTTTACGGAACGTCACCAGTTCAGGACGGGCGATACGCAGATAGTCCTGGGTATCCATTATCACCGATTTTTCCAGCAGGCCGGCGTTAAAGGCGATTTCATCGAAGCGCTCAAACAGCAGCGGATCGGCGACCAGCGTCAGATCCGGATGAAAGCTGAAGGGGGGAATGGCGCCGAAAACGCAGCCGGTAAGCGCATCCACTTCTGCCGGACTGGCGAGAGAGGCCTTTAGCCCACCGAAATGGCTGGCCAGCAGGCTCAGATCGGCCTGCCGATCGGCGGCAAGGATTGCCAGAATATGTTTCTTAACGCCGTTGCCTTTTACCTTGCAGACCAGTGCTTTTGCACCCTGCCGGAGATCGGTCCCGCGAATTTCACTGACCGCTTCGCATTTCCCAACGGCCTCATGCGCCACCACGCGAAAGCGCGCCTCCTGCTCGGTTAATAAGCTGATTAGCCGCTGATGGGTCGTCGTCCCGGTCACGTCATCAGACATAACGATTTCACCTGTGATTTGCCAATACGTAGCTTGCTACATTAGCACGGGACGGAGAGGGCTGAAAGAAAACAGCCAGCGGGAGCGCTGGCTGTTGGGTCATGCGTTGCTGGTGGATGACTGTTTCTGGAGCAATTCACTAAAATCTAAGTGACTGAATTTAATTCGTAAAACTCTTTCCCCAAAACATCCCCAAAATAATTCCCCAAAACTCCCTGTTTAAATCACAACTTTTTTCCATTCTAGACCACGATCATCTCCATACATTACGCTCATTGCTTCGGTTTTATGCCCTAAAAGAGTTTTGACATCTATACCCTGAGCTTTGTATGTTCTTGATGAAAGCGAGCGCTGTTCATGAAACGGCGGAAGGGCAGTGCAATCCTTAGGCCAGGTGATATTTGCTTTATCTCTTGCCTCCTTAAAATATCTTGATATTGTTTTTTCGGGAACGTGAGATCCCGCTTTACCGTAAGCGTGAGGCTTAACATGGTGGATCAGATAAGGGCTCACTACTCTATCGCGACACTTACTAATAACATCAGCCAGAGTCAACCCGATTGCATCGCACTTTAAATTTAAGGGGATAGCTAACTTCATTCCGGTTTTATTTTGGGTAACATGAAGGTGATTATCCCAAATGTCACTAAACTTCATCTCGACTATGTCACCTATCCTTTGCCCGGTTACTAAAGCCAAAAGCATAGAATTTTGAGCGCAAGGCGGCAAAGAGCCTGCGCTTTCAAAAATCAATTTCCATTGTTCAATGCTAAGTCTGCTTCGTTTCACTTTGGCTATTGGATTTTTTACAGCTAAGGCTGGGTTGTAGCCAGGATCAACCTCGCCAGCATGCTGCGCCTCTTTGAACACGTCGTTTAGTACGCTTCTTATCAGTTGGCCCATTCTGTGCTTTCCCTCTGCCTTATATTCATCAATAATTTTTGCAATGAGTCTTGTATCAACATCCTTCAGGCGAAGGTTTGGCACTCTATCTGCGAGAATCTGCGAACATAATCGTCTGGATTTTACAGTAGGCTTTTTTATCTCACCGTCACGCAACCTTTCCATCTGAATTTCGATGTATTTTTTAATCCACTCAGAAACACGTATACCTTGATCCTTTTTCCCTGAGCTCTTCATTGCCATATCAATCAGAGCATAAGATTGCTGAGTTTCTTGTTCTGCGGTTATACGGTTCATCTCGATTGCAGCAGCTTTTGCCGCTTCATCATCTGTTCCGAATCCAATAAATGAACCAGTTACAGGGTGGCGATATTGCCAATAAATTTTTGAAGTACGCTTATCTAACTTACAGTAAAGGTTGGGTATTTTGACGTTATGTTTTCTGGGGCGAGCTGCCATTTATTGCTTTCTCCACTAACTGGCGGGCCTTGTCTGATAATGATGACGAAATATCAACACTGCCAACCATGCCAACAAAACGAGCATCTTCATCTATAACCCAGCGTCGACCTTGCTTTAAGGCTGGCGGATAAGTCTGTTTAGTCTTTGCTATTTTGTTTAATGCTGAGTTGCTTAATGGATATTTGAATCCATTAGGACCAGATGCCCACTCATGAAGTGTTACTAACTGCCCCATGCGTTTCTCTCCACTTAACCGGCTGCACCCGGTGTTTAATTCTGCAATTTATCCTTCATGCTCTTAACTGTTACCGTAAGCAGATCGATATCAGTCACTTTGCCATGAATTATTTCAGCTATCCGCTCAACGATAGCGCGGTAGTTTGTTTGTTCGCCCCCCTGAAGCATGGCGGCGCACATTGCGTCATATTCAGAAATTGGCTGCAACCTGTATCCATCAGGCACAGATACCGGAACTGGCGGGGCGGCGTATAGCTTGATAACACGATGCGGGTCTGCGTTCGGCGTGACAGGGTTTGCTGTAAACAGGTAGCCGCAGCCGTATTTCTCAACATCACGCAATTCTTGCTCGTCAGTCCACGCAACGACATCAGCTTCGAGCGATGCCAGCGCTAACTTCATCGCTGCCAACGCCATAGCCGCATCTTCGTTTACTACTCCTGGCACAGCATCGCGCTCTTCTTCAAGCTCAGCGATTGTCTGCTGGAGCCATTCCTTTAAATTAGTGCTCATGACTGCACGCTCCAGTTCATTTAACCCTTCGCGCATGGCGTTTAAAACGCGCTCAAGATACTGATATTCGTGATTCGGAACCTTCGGCCAGCCCGCGTACCACGGGTCATCGCCAAACAGATTTAAAAGCTTTTCACCGACCAGGAAATCACAGCAATTAGCTTTAACATCATCTGCATTTTCGGCCTCGGCCCACATTTCGCGGGCTACATATGCTTCAATTTCCCGTTCCTGACGGAGTTTGATTATTTGTTGCTTAACGAAGTTGAGGTTTGCCTCATTGTCGTCATCAATGGTGCTTTCAAGACGGGGGGCTAAACATCCGATCAAGTAGTCATTGCTGACGCGCTTAATGAAATCCTGAACAGTGTCACCGCCCATAGCAAACCACGCTCCAGTCCATGCCCGCCCGTAGCAGGTGACGGTTATCCGTCCTTTACCAGGTTCATAGTTTTCAATCATCACGCGAACGGGGTCGAGACGTTCAGCGCCGGTTACCGTGTATGCCAGCACATCCATTTTCTCGACTGTAATATTGCTCATTGGGCGGCCTCCTGGCGTAACCAGATGCACACAGCACCGTCTTCAGTATCGTGAATAGAACCGACAAACCAGCCATCACCATCTGGTGATTCTGGCTGCCACGATGAAATGTCATAGCCGTCCACATCGGGATCGATATCATCCTCATCGCGGTACTCCACTTTCCACTCGAGGCCGTTCTTATCCAGCCAGGCGTTGAATTCATCAGGTGAGATAGATTCACGCCCATCGCAAAATTCATCATAAAGCGGGTGAGTCCAGTAACCGTACTGGTCGCGTTCAACCGGAATGGCTGAAATTTTATTGCTCATGATGCTGCTCCTTTGCGAAGTTGGGCGGCGAACTCGCGGGCATCATCACCGCTGATATCTGCATGCATCTCTTTGGCGAACATCTCCACCCCCTGCGCCATTACATCAGCCAGGATAACTTCGGTTGCTGGGGTTTTAACGTCGACTAGCATTCGAACGCTTTCGACATTCTCCGGATCGGTTGATTGCTGCCATCTGATAGTTGCGTCAATCGCAGCTTTAATCCCCGCATTTTCCGCAGCCAGCGCCGCAGCTTCATTACGAACCTTACGCAGTTCCAGAACAGCTACCTGCACTGCATAAGCGAACATAGCAGCAGGTCGATCACTCACTTTTTCACTGTCTCGTTGCATGTTGACTGCAATAGTCATAAGTTCATCCAGCTGTTCGCCTGTCATTGGTTTATTGGCTGTCATGATTTTGCTCCTGCTGCAATTTGTGTTGCTTGACGAAGTGGGCCACAGCCTTTGACTGGCTGGCGACAATGGTTTTGTCATCCATGTCCAGCCAAACGGTTTTACCGCGATACAGTGAGGCCCGACCAATTTCCTTACCATTGAGCATCACATACAGAGATCGTCCGCGAATTTCTGTTGTTGGTACTGGTTGTGACAAGCGATAGAGTTCACGTGCTTCAGCAATGGCTTTATGTTCGTCAATAATCGAGAGCGCCTCGGCCAGGGCAGTCCCTTCAAGTGTGAAGACACCTTCATCAGTGATCGTGGCCTGAGCCATCAGCTCAACGAAACGGCGTGCGTTCTTTACGCTCAGCTCCGGCGCGATAGAGCTACGGGTAACTTTCGTTTTCCCCTGTGCAGCTGCTACTGCTTTATCGTGCTGTAAAACTTTCCCGGCCTGTTCGCCATACTCAATAACGCGATCAACCGCGACATCGACAGACACCGCACCGGATTTAACTTCCTGCTGAACGTCATGGTTCGCCGTGCTAAGGAGCAGCAGCTTCTCGACGGTGGCCACAGACTTATTCACCAGCTTTGCTATCTCGCTGGTGGTCTGGTTAAAGGCGTTATGTAGCTCCTGAATAACAGCTGCCTGTTCCATATCGGATAGCGGAAGCTGGTTATTACTGGTCATGATGCGGGCCAGGCGCTGAACATCGTTACCGTTGAACGGCATGATATGGATGCGGTCTACTGGCTTACCAGCTTCTGCACAGCGCGCATAGCAGCGACGCCGACGGTGGCCTTCAACAACCCACACTCCACCTTCATCACGGGCGATAACCTCCAGCGGGGGAACGGAGCCACCATTCATCAGAAAGTTGAAAAGGTCATCATCTGCCTGGCGGGTACGTTCATCATCTTCGCGTTTGTTGAAACCTTCCCGCACATGGATTTGGTCGAGGCTGATGAACATCCCGGTATCGGTGCGCTTGATGGTCCCGTCACGGGTCATTTGCTTGAATGAGTTAGCCATCAGAGAGCCACCTCGTTATTTTGGGAAATGACGATGGGTGACAGCTCACGCAATTCTCGCTGGGCTTCCAGTAAATGCATATTGGTTCTGGTCTTCGTGTAGCGTTCAACAATGCGGTCACACTCTTTGGCCCAGCTTGCGACATCTTCACGCAGAGTAGCGTTCTGAAGAGCCAGTTGTTTACGCTGCGCCATCGCTTCGCAAAGCGCTACGCTTGTATAGTCCAGGCGGTTAGCCAGTTCGGTCATAATTCCGCGATAAGCTGGCGGAAGGAGAGGGGCGGCCTTACGCGCTGCGTCGATCAGCTGCTCCCGGGTCATGCGTGGTTGTAACTCGGTGACGTTCTGTGTGTTCGTCATGGTTAGTTTCTCCGTGTTATACGCGCTCTGCACAGCGCTGAATTTTGGTTGCACGAATCCCGGCACTTGAATGCTGCCAAATTCGTAATTATTCATTAGGTATTAAAAATATTCGCGATTATCAGAACGAACGCGTTCGAGAATAATTTTTGCTTCATCCAAGGTTGGTGCAAGCAAGGCTTTTTCTATCGCTCTGGCAAAACTAATCGCATCGCATTCGTAACTTTCTGCCCGTGATTCCCAATCAGATGCCTCTTCTTCAGCAGAAGAAATACGGTCATCGTATTCATATTCCAGCTCGTGGCGAACCTCAGCGCGAAGACTTTCACGAATAATGTCTGACGCTTCTTCAAGTGGAAGGATGACCAGTAAATTTTCGGGCTGATAAGTACCATATTTAACAGCCAAATCATTTGCAGACATGCTACCTCCAGAAAAAGCGCCCGCCGCTGAGCGGGCAAATAACATTTTTCCAATCCAACCAGAACAGGCTCAACGTCTCCTGTTGGTTGAGATGGCGTTATTACCATCACCAAGCACCCTGAGGATGCTTGAGGCTGGCAGCCACAATCGACACTGCAATGTCGACACGTTACTTCTCCACAATTGAGAGCGCGTTCTCCTGAGTTGATTCAACGACTGAGGCCTCTCAAGATGTATACAGAACGCGCTTTCAGTTGTGAAAAAATGCGGTGGTCAGCAAGGAAAACAAACAAAGCACTGCCACCGCCAAGACTACACACAGCATCTGGTACAGCTACTACGGTTAACACAACTGGAAGCGCACTCCGTTCGTTTACTTACCTGCCATCCACAACCGATAGTTGATGGAGTGCGCTTTCATGTTGTGTGCCGGGATTCCACCGGCTCCCATCTGTTTTTAAAGCCACTCAGATATCGTCTGGGCTGTCACCTGATCGCCACGCTGGTGAAACGTCTCTGGCTGTCGTACTTGCCTGGCTTGCACATTCCGGCTACCCGCTGGATCTGGAAAAAGTAATGCAAGGAATCCCCGGACCGCTCCGGCACATGTGCCATATACCGTACTGCTTACTACCACACCGGCGCAGGTAGCTTTCAGTACCCGTGGTGTGATTTAAATGTACCTTTAGTTACCTTGGTGGTCAAGCGACGAATGTACTTTTTGTTACCCGAAGGGGCGAAAAAAAATGCCAGTTGGATATCTGGCATTGGAAATGAATAACTTAGATGTTCTGGGTAATTTGAACTACCTTCCCAACAATCCGGCAGTTTCCGTCTATTGGGATAGGTTTAAATGCAGGATTTAGGGGCATTAAGTAAGCGTAAGGGCTATCCCAGACAAGCTTTTTTACCGTTGCCTCAGCTGAGCCATCAAGTATCGCCACCACAATTTTTCCGTAAAGGTCATCCAGTTGGCCATAGTGCGGTTCAACAATAACGATTGACCCTTCGGGGATGGATGGCAGGCCATGTGGGTTAGTCATAGATTCCCCACGAACTACCAAGCCGAATACCTCATCAGAAACGTTTGCAGTGGTTTGCGTCCATGAAATCACATCAGAAAGCCTTGAGCATGCATAAGTATCAGTCCACATCCCAGCCTGAACAGCGGAGATAATAGGGACTGCCGTTGGTGGCTTAAGGAACGGAACAACTTTTGTATCGTCCTTTGTTTCCTCACCTCGACCGTAAAGAATCCATTCTGGAGTTGTCTGCAACGCCATCGCCAACTGATGAAGGTTCTCACCATCAGGTTTAGTAGTGCCGCTCTCCCATTTTGTTACGGAAACACGGCTAACTCCTAAGCGTTTAGCCAGGCTCTGCTGTGTTATGTCGAGCTGAACTCGACGGGATCTTATTCGGTCTTTCATCTCTGTTTTCATGTAACCAATGTTACATAGAATCCTTGTAACTGTTGTTTGCTATTTAATGTACCTTTTGTTACCTTTAAGGCGTGAGTTAACTAGGAGGAGCCATGCGTAAATCAGAAGTCATTGAGCACTTTGGCGGCGTGTCAAAAACTGCAAGTGTTCTTGGAATTTCCCACCCTGCTGTCTGCCGATGGGGTGAAGTCATCCCACAAAAGCAAGCCTTCGTCATCGAGCGTATTACGAAAGGCAAGCTTAAATACGATGCCAGCCTTTACCAAAAGGCTACAGATTCTGCGGCTTGAAAGTAACTACAAAAGGAAAATCAACATGGTAGAGCCAAGCCTGAAAGAAGTAGTTAAAGCGATGTGCAAAGCGTATCCATGAGGCCGTGAGGCTATGGCCGGTGCTCTTGGCATGTCAGTAACGCAGTTCAACAACAATCTGTATGAGAAGAACGGCTGCCGTTTCTTCGAAGTGAACGAGCTGGAGGCGATGGAAGACATCTCGAATACGTCCCTCCTGGCGGATTACTTTGCCCGTCGCCGTGGTGCGCTGCTGGTGGACGTTCCTCAACTTGAAGACCTTGATCGTGTCGACCTATTTGATCGTGCCATGAGAACGTCAGCAGCGCGTGGACGTGTTGATACCGTGATCCAGAGAGCTCTCGAAGATGGAGTAATCGAACGTCATGAAGCTGAAGAAATCAACGAATATCACCGCCGTCATTTGGCAGCGCGTGAAGAAGAGATCCGCGCGATTGTCGCGCTGTTTAGCCGTAAGAAAAGCCAAAAAAAGTGACGCCCGCGAGTGTGCAGCTCCGGGCGTCGTGGCGTGTCGTATTCAGTGGAGAAACTAACGCATGAACAGTTTAAACCGATTGAGACCAGCGAAGCAATTCAGATGCCTTCCACTGGTGGGAAAAGATTCCCCGTTCGGCTATGTGGAGAGATTAAACAACCAGGCGGATCAGAACAACTACCAGCCTGAGAACGCGATGGTAGAGGCATTTGCACTGATGAACGAGAAGGGGCGTGAGGAATGGCTGAAGTTGACCGGCGATTCAGAGACCACAGAGGCATCACCGTCCACGTCATCAGGTGGGAGCCCGAGACCCGACGCGTTATATACCTTCGCGAAGGGTACGATCATGAGTGCTTCAGCCCTCTTGAGCAATTCCAGCGTAAATTTACAGAGTTAAAGGACGACCATGAGCACTAAATTAACAGGTTACGTTTGGGACGCTTGCGCTTCTTCAGGCATGAAGCTGTCCAGCGTTGCCATCATGGCGCGTCTGGCAGATTTCAGCAGTGATGAAGGGGTTAGTTGGCCTTCCATTGCTACAATCGCGCGCCAGATTGGTGCTGGTGAGAGCACGGTTCGCACAGCCATATCTCAGCTTGAAAAAGACGGCTGGTTAACGCGACATCAGCGTCGTAAAGGCAACCGCAATGCGTCAAACGTTTACCAGCTCAATGTTGCGAAATTACAGGCTGCTGCCTTTTCTCACCTGTCAGAATCTGACGCATCAAAATCTGATGCATCAAAATCCGACCCGTCAAAATTTGATGCGTCGAAAAACAGTAATAATGGCAGTTTTCACCCGTCAGAATCTGGTGGGGATCCGTCAGTAAAATCAACTACTGATCCATCATATAAAAAACCTAATTGTCAGGTTGCGCCGCAACCCGACACTGCATGTGTCAATCAGGTCGATTTGATAGCTGGTCAGGCAGTCTTAATCCTCAACCATCTCAACAAAGTTACTGGTAAGAGTTTCCGCAAGGGAAAGAGCTCCCTGGATAACATCCGCGCCAGACTTCGTGAGAGCTTTACGCCCGATGAGCTGCTGTTGGTTATTGATTACAAACACGAGCAGTGGAAAGACACTAAATACTACGAGCACATGCAGCCTACGACGTTGTTCAGGCCAACGAAGTTCGAAGGATATTTGCAGAATGCTTTGCGCTGGAATAGCAAAGGCCGACCTAAGCGTGAGGACTGGGACGCTGTCCGCAAACAAGATCCATTGAAATTCGGTCAGCCAGACAAAGCCATCCCGGCAGGTTTCAGAGGAGCTAACTCATGAGTCTTCTGAAAGATATTCAAATTTTCATCGCTGAAAACCCTGGGTTAACTAACAAACAGATCGCAGCATCAATGCCCCAGTACGACGTTCACGCTGTTCAGCGCGGTGTATGCCATCTGGTCAAACTGAATCGCGCAACCCGCCAGCATAACGGTAAGTGCTACCAGTATTTTGCCAAAGCGCCGGGTGGTGACGTTAGCGAGGGGCGTTCTGCACTAAAAATTAACCGGGCAGATACACCAGCTGTATCAGAACAGGAAGAAGAGCCGAATCCAGCTGTAACCGCGATGATGGATAAGGCTCAAGGCCTGTTTGAAAAAGGGCTCTACCAGCGTGCAGCCACAGTTCTGATGGATGCCTTCAACCGCTCTAAGAACGAAGAGCAGCGGATGAAGATACTGATTGAGCGTCAGCGTTGCCTGAGCATGGCGCCGAAAGTGAAAGCACCCTCTGATGCATGGTGTCTGGCTGGCCGAGCGAGGAATGTCTGATGAAATACTCACTGATTTACGCTGACCCAGCCTGGCTCTATGACAACAAAGCCAGTAACGGTGCAGCAGAAGATCACTACGACACGATGAAACTGATCGACATGAAGCGCTTGCCGGTTTGGGACCTGGCTGCCGATGATGCAGTTTTGGCTATGTGGTTTACCGGAACCCATACCCGTGAAGCTATCGAACTGGTTGAAGCGTGGGGCTTTAAGATCCGCACGATGAAGGGCTTTACCTGGGTGAAGTTCAACCCACTGGCAGAGAAGCATATCAACAAAGCACTTCAGGCAGGCCGTGTGGAGGATTTTTACGATTTCCTCGACCTGCTGAACGCACAAACACGCATGAACGGCGGGAACTACACCCGAGCCAATACCGAAGACCTGTTGATCGCCACCAGGGGAAAAGGACTTGAACGCAAGTGCGCCAGCATCAAGCAGGTTATTTACAGCCCACTCGGTGAGCACAGCCAGAAGCCAGCAGAGGCGCGTTTCCGTCTGGAGAAGCTTTACGGTGACGTCCCACGCATCGAACTATTCAGCCGTTGCGGTGCGCCTGGCTGGGACCACTGGGGAAATCAATCAGAATCACCAGCTGTTGAGCTTATACCGGCAGTTGCGGTTCCCATGAAAAAACCACAGGAGCGCGCTGCATGAAAAAGCTATCTACCGAGCATGAGAACGCTGTGCGTGATGTAGCCCGTCAATGCAACGATGCCATCAAAAAAGCCCTAAAGCAGAAGCCAAAGCCAAGCTGGAATGTCGTAGTGCCTCCGATCCTGAAGGAGTACCACGAGAAGGTTAAACCGATGGGCGTAAGCCTGGTGATGTTTAACAGCGTAATCGGACGCCTGAACGGGCGTTATGGAGTCGAGTCATGATCGAATTAACGCCGCGTCAGAATGAAGTGTTCGAAGCCATCAAGGTTCATATCGAAAAGGCAGGCTTCCCACCTACGATGCTGGAGCTTGCCGGATTAATTGGCTGCGCATCACCGAACGCTGCTGTTGCGCACGTGAAGTCACTTAAGAAAAAGGGTTACATCACTGTTGCTCCTGGCGCAGCCAGGGGCATTACCGTCGTCAAAACGGAATGGGATACAGATCCAGTGACGATCATCAAAGACCTGTTATCCGGTGGAGATAAGGCCAGAGATAACGCTGTTGAATGGCTGAAAAAACAGGGAGTGACGTTATGAAACTGGTGCTCCCGTTCCCACCGAGCGTAAACACTTACTGGCGAGCCCCAAACAAGGGACCGTTAAAAGGCCGCCATCTTATCAGCGAGAAGGGCAGGGCATACCAGAGCGCGGCATGTGCAGCGATCATTGAGCAACTGCGTTGCTTACCAAAACCATCATCATCACCAGCTGCGGTGGAGATCCTTCTCTTTCCGCCAGATGCCCGCCGCCGCGACATCGACAACTACAACAAGGCTCTGTTTGATGCGCTCACGCATGCTGGCATTTGGGAGGATGACAGCCAGGTGCAGAGAATGCTGGTGGAGTGGGGGCCGAAAGTGCATGGCGGAAGGGTAGAAATATCGATAACCAGGCATCAACCAACAATGGGGGGAATTGGGTGAGAGCCATACTGACGCCTGAAATTGCGCCGATGTCCGGGGTGGTTCTGTTCCGCCCTGGTACCGAACTGCTCTGGCTATTCCGTCAGGGAAGGGTAGTTATTGAGCCACCATCCGAAGCCATCCAGCATCTGCCATCAGGATTAATCCCTGAAGCCCACCAGCCTCTTACTGACGATGCCAACATGCAGACTATTTTCGTTAACGAGAGAGTCATTCAGCGAGCTGGTGGATTGAGTAGCCTTGATGCCTGGCTGGAGAGTAAATTTGAATGTCAGTGGCCTCACACTGACTGGCATGCCAGTGACTTTACTGTGATGCGCCACGCTCCGGGGAGCATTCGTGTTTGTTGGTCATGCGATAACCATTTACGTGAACAAACCACTGAAAGACTGGCAGGAATTGCCATGCAGAACCTGGTAAAATGGCTGCTGGAAAGGGTAAATATCGATTTAGGTTTCAGCACTGACCACACTCTTTCGCTTCCTGAGTTCTGCTGGTGGATGGTACGTAACGATCTGGCTGACCTTGTTCCTGAATCGGTGGCGAGTAAAGCACTCAGGATCAAGCCAGAACAGCACAGTTCAGTGATGAGGGAAAGCGACATTGTCCCGTCATTACCGGCTACGCAAATCTTTCAGGAGAAGGCAAAAAAGATAGTGGCGGTGAAGGTCGATCCTGAAACGCCGGAATCTTTCATGCTGAGGCCAAAGCGCCGACGCTGGGAAAACGAGAAATACACCCGCTGGGTGAAGTCGCAGCAGTGCAGTTGCTGCAATAACCCGGCAGACGACCCCCACCACCTGATAGGCCACGGGCAGGGTGGAATGGGTACTAAGGCGCATGATCTGTTTGTGATACCGCTGTGCAGAGCGCATCACGACGAGTTACACGCTGATCCTGTGGCATTTGAAGCGAAATACGGCGACCAGTTAACGCTGCTGTTTCGGTTTTTAGATCGTGCGCTGGCAATCGGCGTACTGGCGTAAGTGGAGACGCAAATGATCAATCCTTCAGAAGTAGGCAAATCCGGCGAGTTGGTTCGCCTTCGCACTCTCGAAAGTATCTGGGTACAGGGAAAGCTCCGCATGTGGGGCCGCTGGTCTTATATCGGTGGTGGCTCCGGCGGAAACATGTTCAACCAGCTGCTGGCATCCGGGAAAATAACCAAATCCGCCATCAACGATGCGCTGCGCCGCATGAAGAAATCCGGCATCACTAAACCCGAGTTGGAAGCATACCTGCGTGAAATTCTCGAAAGCAAAAACAAAACTGGCCTGGCGTTCTGCTCTGACGAGGAGGGGCTGAAGATTGATGGCGTTATTGCTGCCGTATTGATGAACGAAGAATACCGTGGGTTGTATAGCGTGATTGTTGATCGTCATCGTCTGCGCAAGAGCAAACTCCAGATGGCTAAAGAGCTGAATTCAAAACACCCCGACTGGACCCTCATCACGTGCCGCCGTCGCATTGATACATGGGTTAGTCTTGCAGAATCGATCCTTTACGCACCACTTTGTGACGCGTTCGGCGCAAATAGCGACAGATTTAAGTTGCAGAGTGAGCAAGAAAGTGCTTAAATTGTGCTAGGCTCGGGACAGTAAAGCGTACTGAGCAACAGAACAAAACATAAACCCGCCACTACTGCGGGTTTTTTTGTGACTTCATAAATGGAAAGATACTCAAGATAGATAATATAATTGTCTGACTATTCTCTTTGGGGTCAAACTTATGGTGATTTTTGAATTAATCAAGCCTGGTAGTCATCTTGATTATGATGATAGGGAGGTTGGCTGCAAATTTGAGAGGCTGCTAATCCATCTTGAGACAGCATTTTATGATGCGAACGTTTCCTTAAATTTTTTCAATGCCGAAAGAGAGAGAGATGATAGTTTTGCTGATGCTTCCATCAAGCAAATGGAGGAAGACTTCCAGAGGCGTAGAATTTTACAAGCTCAGGTAATTCAGGAGCTAGGAGTACATTCTTACGAAAATTATGATGAAATTAGGGCCGAGGTTGATGCTCGCTTACGAAAAGAAAAATGGAATAATGGCGTTATCCCCTTGAATCATCGTCATCGCTTTGTCTTTTTATATGCCAAATCTTTTCTCTATGCTCTGGATACAATCGATAAATTTTTAAAAGTCCTATCAGAAGAGGATGGTGCGCCAGAAATAATTAAAAAACTACACGTTAAAGTTGTTGATGAATTTCCTAACCTTAGAGGGGTAAGGAATTCTGCACAACATTTAGAGGATAGGGCGCGTGGGCTTGGTGCTGGGAAAGTTCCAAAACTATTAGAACTCCAACCAATGGATAACGGTTTCTACGTTGCTCCTCAGGGAGCATTAATGTTAAGTAATTTAAGCGATACTAGACTTGGCTACACTATGTCTAATGGGCATTATGGTGAAGTAGATATTTCTGAAGAATCAATGTCGAAAATAACCACAATACTTCAAGAGGTTTATAACTCATTCCCGTGGAAAGGGTTCCCACAACATCTTCCGTAATAAAACTAATTTTTAAATTTAAAAAGGCTACCTATGAGTGGCCTTTTTTGTTTCCCCTCAACTTTTCTGAGAGGATCAACAGCAATAAGAGGGGGCTAAATGTCCGCAGAACCGATATCTGCTACGGCAACTGCTGGTGTTGCTGCCGGAACTACCGGAATCACCTTCGCCACGATGTTTCCAGAAGCCACACCCGCTGTAATGCTTTGCTCTCTTGCCGGAGCAGCTCTTTACGTCTTGAACAGCGAAGATCATAAGCTCTGGAAGCAAATACTGTTTGCGCTTATCTCATTTATCGGTGGGGTTTACTGCGCTGGAACAGCATCCGAAATCATCGCAGCGCTTATCAATGCGGCATTAAGTCACCTTTCTCCGCCAGTTGCTGTGAAGGTATCCCCAGCCATAGGCGCGCTGGCGGCCTCCACGGTTTCTGTCACCGTCCTTCTTCGCGTTCTCAAGCGCTCGAAGACAGGAGACTTACCCGGATTGAAGGGGGAAGAATGACGTGGCAAACACTGATTCTGAATATTAATGCTATTGCATGCATCCTGATAACCATACGCCTGATGTTCTTCAGAAAGCGGAGCCGACGCCGACGCCGTCTGATGGAGTTTCTGGCTTATGGGCTGATCCTCGCACCAGCGTTTACCGCTTTCCGCATCTGGCATGGTGATTACGTGCAGGTTGACTATGGAGAGCTGGTCGTCAATCTCATTGTCTGCATAGCCGTATGGCGTGCTCGTGGCAACATCGCAAGAATCGCAGGGGAAAGCACAACGTGAACCAATCACAATTTCAAAAGGCGGCTGGCATCAGCGCCGGGTTAGCTGCGCGCTGGTTTCCGCATATCGACGCCGCCATGAAGGAATACGGCATCACCGCACCGCTAGATCAGGCGATGTTTATTGCCCAGATGGGGCATGAAAGCACCAGGTTTACCCGGCTGGTGGAGAATCTGAATTATGCGGCTGAAAACCTGGTACCGACGTTCGGTAGCCACCGCATCACTCCACAGCAGGCCGCCGCACTTGGCAGAACGGCTACGCAACCGGCAAACCAGAAAGCGATCGCCAATCTGGTATACGGTGGTGAGTGGGGAAAAGAACACCTTGGCAATCAGGTTGCCGGTGATGGCTGGAAATATCGCGGTCGCGGGCTGAAACAGGTTACCGGCCTGAGCAACTATCGCAGTTGTGGCCACGCTCTAAAGCTTGACCTTGTCGCCCATCCGGAGCTGCTTGAACAGGATGAATACGCCGCGCGCTCAGCTGCATGGTTCTATGCCTCCCGTGGCTGCCTTCTTCATTCCGGCGACGTGGAGCGCGTGACGCTTCTTATCAATGGCGGCAGAAACGGGTTGGATAAACGCCGCGCGCTGTTTAACCTGGCGAAATCCGTTCTGGTGTGAGGTGAATGTGGGTATCGAAACGATAATAGGGTTGGCCGCACTGGTGATTTCCGCCATTGCCGGCGCTTTTGGTCTGGGTCATATTCGCGGCACCAGCAAAGCGAAAGCAGACCAGCAGCGCACCGAAGATAACGCAGCGGCAACGGTCACAGCAGCCGAACGCCGGGTAGAAGCAACGAAAGAGGCCAGCAATGTACAGCAGACTGTTAACCATATGCCTGGCGACGATGTTGATCGCGAGCTGCGGGACAACTGGACCCGTAAGGGTTGAGGTAGTGGACACGGCTTGTGACTGGGTTAAACCCATCTACGGAACGGACCACGACTGGGATGTACTGGACAAGCAGACCAAGCGCGACATCCTGGCGCATAACAAAGCGTGGCAGGCTAACTGCCAGAAACAAACCAGAGCCTCGCAATAGCGGGGCTTTTTTATGCGCATCGCACGCGCACATCAAAGAAAGTCTTTCAGCTGTGAGCCTGGGCAAACCGTTAACTTTCGGCGGATTTGCCGTGCGACAGGCTCACGTCTAAAAGGAAATACCACATGAAATATTTATCGCTACAGCAAGCGATGCTCGGCATGCGAGTCATCATGACCGACGATGGCCTCATTTTGAAAAGTCCGGCAGGTAGCGCACATTACGATTTGAAAGGACGTCGCCATACAGTATGGGGTGATGCTTCTTTCTTTCCTGAACATCTACGCGTTAAAGATAAGCGCAAACCGAAATGTGGCCACGTCAGTTTCGGCAATGACGAAATCGTTGCTCATCGGGCTGATGGTACTGTGGCCTGGCGAATGGGTAAGATCGAAGAACCTACAAAAACGCCTGATGCTGCATTAGGTGAGCTGTCGGCTGTTTACACTCTTCCACGTTATAAAATTAGTAGCTACATGAAGAGACAGGAGCTGATTGCTAATGCTCTTGACGAAGCCAAGCAAAGATTTAGTGAAGAGTTTGGAGGGGCTCCAGCCGATAAAACAGCGGTAGTGTTCCTGGCTGATCGCTGGGTTGCTGTTGAGGGGGGATATACTCCAGACGAAATACATGATGCCGCGGAATACATCAAGCACAGACGCTTGACGAAGGAATTTGGCAAGGCGCTTGCTGATCTTTCTCCATTTGCAATAAAGGATGGACATGTTTTTATCAAGGATACCTTTATTCAACCAAGCAATACTGTTAGCGCAAAAGTTGACACGAATTCCGGTGGTACCAGTACGTACAACTGCAACATGCGCATCAATGTTGATGGAGCGGATAAAACAATTCGCGAAAAAGTTCATGCTGTAGTTTCCAGTTATCTTACCCCTGAGGCAACTGAGTACACCGAAGAGATGGTGGATGAGTTAATGTCTCTCAAAGTGCCTGCCATTTGCGATGAGACAGCATTAGGCCGCCTTATTAGCGAAAAAATCGAACAATTGTTGCAGAAAGAAACCCGCCCCGGCGGTTCTATTCACAATGCAATCAAGCGTTAAGCGGTTGGAGGTAATATGCAGGTCACTATTGATGGTGTCCCATACGCTCCCGCCAGCGTCGTTTCATCCCGGATCGGCATTGCCATTTCGACACATCAGCGCGCAGACGTTTTAAAACGTTCACTCGAACAGCATCTGAGGCACCTGCCAGCCGGCGCGCTGGTGGTGGTTGTAGATGATGGTTCGAAACCTGCCGCAGTAGTGCCTAACGGCGTGCAGCTGCTTCGCCATGAAACATCCCTCGGAATTGTTGCTTCGAAGAACGCCAGTTTAACCGCGCTGATGGACGCCGGGTGTGAGCATCTTTTCCTTTGGGACGATGATGCCTGGCCCATCGCTGATAACTGGCACTTGCCTTACATTGAATCACCCGAGCCGCACCTGGCTTATCAGTTTCTCGATCTGGCAGGGACGAATAAGCTGAAGGATATGGCGGTCCTGTACCGGGATGATAAGCACATCGCTTACACCGGGCAGCGCGGAGTGATGCTCTATTACCACCGTAGCGCCATTGAGAAGGTGGGTGGATTCGATCCGGTTTATGGTCGCGGCATGTACGAACACAGTGACCTCGCGCTACGTATCCATAACGCTGGCCTGACGACGTGGGCTTACGGTGATGTGGTCGGTTCAGAAAAGCTGATTCATTCTCTCGATGAGCATGAAGCCGTAGAGCGTTCGGTACCGCGTCCCGATCGACAGGCGCTGGTGGAACGTAACGTGAAGATCCACAACGAACGGCGTGATGCCGGGTTTACTGGTTACGCTGAATACCGCCAGCAGCGCGATGTGGTTATCACAACGCTGCTTACCAGTCAGCCTGACCCGCAGCGCGGCACGAAAATGGCGGCCTCGCCTGACATGCTGGCTAAATGGGCGGCCTCGCTTCGCCAGTGTGGTCGTATAGCGCTGGTGGATGAATTACTGACGGCCCCGGCAGATGTTGAGCTATGTCGCGTTCCTGACGTGAAGATGAATGTCTACTTTCGTCGCTGGTTGCACATCTGGCAGCACTTGCGAGTTCACCCTGAATACCGGTTCGTCTGGTGTACCGATGGTACCGATGTCGAAATGCTTCGCGCGCCGTGGGAAGAAATGGAGGCAGGGAAGGTGTACGTCGGTTCTGAACCAAAGACCTACGTCGATTCCTGGGCAAAGCAGAATCACCCGGAGCGCATCTATCAGGAGTTCATTGAAGAGCATCGCAACGATGTGATGCTTAACGCTGGTCTGCTGGGTGGCACCCGCGCTGATGTAATGGCGTTCGCTCACGGCATCATCCGTCTTTACTACCGGATCGAGAGTTATCGTTTCTGGAAGAAAGAACAGGCTGGCGCCGCGGTGGGTGACATGCTGGCGTTCGGTATTGTCGCGCAGTCATTCGCTGGCAGGCTGGTCACCGGCCCTCTGGTACATACCGTTTTCAAAACTGATGGTATCGGTAAGGAGGCCGCATGGTGGAAACACAAGTGAAGTTTGTTGTGGTTGGTCACCACTCACGACATAAGCAAGCGTTGCGTCTGGCTGAATCCCTTGGTGCTTTCCTGCTAATTGATAACAGTGACCGTGGGGCGAACTGGAATCATCACCGCGCGCTGCAATGGGCTGCTGAGCAATCCAGCAGGGTAGTGGTGCTGGAGGACGACGCCCTGCCAGTCCGTGGATTTATGGATCAGGTTGCTGTCTGGCTGGCGAGGTTCCCGTGTCACATGCTGAGTTTTTATCTCGGTACCGGGCGGCCGCCACAGTATCAGATGCAGATTGCTGAGCGGCTAATAGTGGCTGATAAGACTCGCGCTGATTACATCACGCTGTCGAGACTCATTCACGGCGTTTGCTACAGCGTCCCGCCTGAGCATGTGCAGCGCGTGCTATGCCGCTGGGATAACAGCAAGCCCGCCGATTACGCTGTGGGTGATGCATGGGGTGGCTCAGTGATCTATCCGTGTTACTCGCTGGTGGACCATGCAGATGGTGAACCGGTTGAACGTCACCCTGACTCAGCGCCACGCACAGAACGCCGCAGGGCGTGGAGGTTAGCCTGATGCCTGCGTTAATACCGAGAGCATGCCGCAAGCGTGGCTGCCCTGGCACAACCACTGACCGCTCAGGCTATTGTCCCCAGCACCTTAACGAAGGCTGGCAGCAGCATCAGCGAGGACAGAGCAGACATCAGCGAGGTTATGGCAGCAAATGGGACAGGCTGCGCCCAATCGTTCTCGACAGAGATAAACACCTTTGTCAGGAATGCCTGCGAAATGGAAAGTATACACCCGCTGAGACGGTGGACCACATCAAGCCGAAAGCTCACGGCGGTACTGACGATCTCTCTAATCTGGAATCAATTTGCCGCGGCTGCCATAAAGCCAAGACAGCACGCGAACGCCTGAACAGAAATTAAGTAACGAGGTGAATATGACTGAATCGAAACATGGTTCAGGGCTTCCGCACGCCCAAATGAAAGATATTCCCGGTTATCCAGGATATCTGGCAAGTGAAGATGGACTTATTTACTCGCTCCGCTCAGGTAGCGTTCGGCAGCTGTCGATGCGGCTACATAACGGCTATTGGCACGTGAATGTAAACACCGGAGTAAGCAATGATACGAAAGTGAAGAAGCAAGTACACCAGCTTGTGTTGCTTGCCTTCTCCGGGCCAAAGCCATCTGACGCCCATATCACCCGCCATCTGGATGGCAACCCGCTGAACAACAGCAAAACAAACCTCGCTTGGGGAACGCCAAAGGAGAACACTTCTGACAGCATGCAGCACGGAACTGCCGCTTGTCTGCGGCGCGGACAGCGAGCGGTAGCAACAAAATTGAAGCCTGAAATCATCCTGAGCATTGAGCGAGAGGCGAGATCTGGTAAGAGGCTGGTAGAAATTGCAAAGCGCTACGGTATTACGCACACGCATGTTCGCCGCATCAGGGATCATCTGTGCCATCCAGATATTTGGTCAAAGGGGGAGGGCGGGAAAAACCTCAGGGGAATCACCCCAAAGGACCGCCGCCTAACCTCTTTTCACATCCCCGCAGGTTAGAAAACTTTTTTATGGGGTCCCCCACTCGATGATTAATAGGAGTTTTCGATTATGTCTGGACCACCGAAAACCCCGACCCATCTACGTTTGGTGAGGGGTAACCCATCTAAACGCCCGATCAATGAGAACGAACCAAAACCCCCTTCAGGGGTACCCCCAACGCCGAAGCATTTCGACAAGCAGGGGAAATACTGGTTTAAACGGATGGCCGACGAGCTTGATGCTATCGGTGTGATGTCTCAGCTTGATGCCAGAGCCCTTGAGCTGCTGGTTGAGGCCTATACCGAATACCGGCATCACTGCGACACGCTTGAAGTTGAGGGCTACACCTACCGGACCGAAACGCAGAGCGGGGATGTGCTGATCAAGGCTCACCCCGCCGCCATCATGAAAGCTGATGCCTGGAAACGTCTGCGTGCCATGCTTGGTGAGTTCGGCATGACTCCAGCCAGCCGATCGAAAGTGAATGCAAAAGGTCCTGAAGCGGTTGATCCGCTGGCCGAGTTTATGAAAGCGAGGGATTAATGGCTAAGGTTGCAGAAGGCATTCGCTACGCCGAGAGGGTAGTGGCGGGGGAAATTATTGCCTGTGAGTATGTGCGCCTTGCCTGTCAGCGTTTTCTTGACGATCTGGCACATGGCGAAGAGCGCGGTATTTTCTTCAGTGAGCCGCGCGCGCAGCACATTCTGAATTTCTATAATTTTGTGCCTCACGTAAAAGGCGCGCTGGCAGGACAGCCTATTGAGCTGATGGACTGGCACGTTTTCATCCTGATTAATATTTTTGGTTTTGTTATCCCGCTGGTTAACGAAGAAACGGGAGAAACTGTCCTGCGTAACGACGGCAGCGGTCGTCCAGTAATGGTTCGGCGCTTTCGTACAGCAGATGTTGAGGTGGCCCGTAAAAATGCCAAATCGACTCTTTGCTCCGGCGTGGGGCTTTATATGGCTGGTGCCGACGGCGAGGGCGGGGCGGAGGTTTATTCCGCTGCAACCACCCGTGACCAGGCGCGAATTGTTTTTGAAGACGCGAAAAATATGGTCAAGAAGGCGAAAGCCACTCTTGGGCGGATCTTCGAATTCAACAAGCTCGCTATCTACCAGGAGCAAACGGCCTCCAAATTCGAGCCTTTATCATCAGATGCGAACAACCTCGACGGCCTGAACATTCATTGCGCCATCGTCGACGAGCTGCATGCTCACAAAACCCGTGACGTCTGGGACGTTCTGGAGACGGCAACCGGCGCGCGTCTGCAATCGCTGCTTTTCGGTATCACCACAGCCGGTTTCAACAAAGAAGGCATCTGCTACGAATTGCGTGATTACGCCATCAAGGTGCTGCGTGGGCTGGTAAAAGACGATACGTTTTTTGCCATCATCTACACCTTAGATGAAGGTGACGATCCCTTTGATGAAAAAGTCTGGCAGAAGGCGAATCCGGGGCTGGGTATCTGTAAGCGCTGGGATGACCTGCGCCGCCTGGCTAAAAAGGCGAAAGAGCAGGTTTCGGCCAGAATTAACTTTTTCACCAAGCACATGAATATCTGGGTTACCGCTGAGTCAGCCTGGATGGACATGATGAAATGGGAGAAATGCGAGTTTATCGCCCCGCAGCACGAACTTAAAACCTATCCCTCCTGGGTGGGCGTTGACCTGTCAAACAAAATTGATATCTGTGCGGCCGCTAAAGTCTGGCGCGCGCCAGATGGCCACGTTCATGCGGATTTCAAATTCTGGCTACCGGAAGGACGCCTTGAGAAATGTTCACGCCAGATGGCAGAGCTCTATCGTAAGTGGGCCGGGATGGACAAGCTGATCCTTACCGACGGGGATGTAATCGACCATGCTCAGATTAAGGAAGAGCTACAGCTGTGGGTAGCTGGCGAGAGCCTGAAAGAAATTGGCTTCGACCCGTGGAGTGCGACGCAGTTCAGCCTTGCACTGGCAGAAGAAGGGTTGCCGCTGGTGGAAGTGCCGCAGACGGTTCGCAATTTCTCTGAGGCGATGAAAGAGGTCGAAGCGCTGGTATACGGTGGCCGCTTCCATCACAGCGATCACCCGGTGATGAACTGGATGATGTCCAACGTAACCGTCAAACCTGACCGGAACGAGAACATTTTCCCGAATAAGTCCACACCAGAGGCCAAAATTGATGGCCCTGCGGCTTTGTTCACAGCAATGAGCCGCGTTCTGGTTAACGGTGGCAACGACCAGCAGGATCTCTCCGGATTCTTCAATAATCCCATCATGGTAGGTTTCTGATGAAAAAAAACAAACGGCCAGGCAGGGTTAAAAGTGCTCTGCTTAACTGGCTTGGTGTGCCTATCAGCCTGACTACCGGCACGTTCTGGGAGGAATGGTTTGGTACCAGCAGCAGCGGAAAGGTGGTAACGGCCGATAAAGCCATCCAGCTATCGGCTGTGTGGGCATGCGTAAGACTGTTAAGCGAGTCTATTTCAACCCTTCCGCTGAAAATATACGTTCGACAGCCTGACGGTTCGCGTAAAGCGGCAACCGATCATCCGGCCTATTCGATACTGTGCCGCCGACCCAATTCAGAAATGACACCATCACGCTTTATGTTGATGGTGGTCGCCAGTATTTGCCTGCGCGGGAACGCCTTCATTGAGAAGAAATTCATCGCAAACCGCCTGGTTTCGCTGGTGCCTTTGCTGCCGCAGAACATGGTGGTTAAACGTCTCGTGACCGGGGCGCTGGAATACAAATACACTGAAAACGGTAACGAGCGCGTCATTCCCGTCAAAAACATCATGCACATTCGCGGGTTCGGTCTTGACGGCGTTTGCGGCATGATGCCGATGAAAACAGGCCGGGATGTGATCGGTTCTGCAATGGCGGTTGAGGAGTCTGCTGCGAAGATATTTGAACAGGGGCTTCAGAGTTCAGGTTTTCTCTCCGCTGAGAATGCGCTGTCTGACGAACAACGTGAAAGACTTCGCAGCTACATGGCTGCATTTACCGGTTCAAAAAACGCCGGGAAAATCATGGTGCTTGAAGGCGGATTGAAGTACCAGGGCGTCACCATGAATCCCGAAGACGCCCAGATGCTGGAAAGCCGCTCTTTCAGTATTGAGGAAATCTGTCGCTGGTTTCGCGTTCCGCCTTTCATGGTCGGTCACACCACGAAGCAAAGCAGCTGGGCATCCAGTCTGGAGGGCATGAACCTCCAGTTCCTGACACATACCCTGCGACCCCTGTTGGTGAACATAGAACAGGAAATAGGACGGTGCCTGCTGGACAGCGATGATGAGGTGTTCGCAGAGTTCTCTGTAGAAGGACTGCTGCGCGCCGACAGCGCGGGCCGTGCTGCGTATTATACCAGCGCGCTTCAGAATGGGTGGATGTCCCGCAATGACGTGCGCCGTCTTGAGAATATGCCACCGATTGAAGGGGGTGACATTTACACCGTTCAGCTCAACCTGACGCAACTGAAAAATCTCGAAAGCAGCAATCCTGCTGTTCAGGCTCTGGCCCTGAGAGAACTGCATAACCACATATTCCCTGACATTTCCTTTGAACAATCTCCGCTGAAACAGGCCGCTTAGGAGCACTTTCCTGATGAGCAAAAAACAACTTCCGGCAGCACCGGCGGGTCGCCCCTGCGCGCGGGTCACCTGTGAAACTTTACCCTCCGCCATGGAACGCTGGGATGGCGGGATCAAAGCTGCGGCCACCGACGACAACAGTATTTCTGTTTTTGATGTGATCGGGCAGGACTACTGGGGTGAAGGCGTAACAGCCAAACGTATCGCCGGTGCGCTACGGGCGATGAATGGCGCCGACGTCACGGTCAATATCAACTCCCCTGGCGGTGACATGTTCGAAGGCCTGGCAATCTACAACCTTTTGCGAGAATACGAAGGCCGTGTGACGGTGAAGGTGCTCGGTATTGCCGCCAGCGCCGCCTCAGTCATTGCGATGGGCGGGGATGATATTCAGATCGGTCGTGGTGCCTTCCTGATGATCCACAACTGCTGGGTCTACGCGATGGGTAACCGCCATGACTTTGCGGAACTGGCACAGTCTCTGGAGCCCTTCGATAACGCTATGGCAGACATCTACGCGGCGCGTTCCGGCCTTGATATGGCAGCTGTTCAGAAACTGATGGATGCCGAGAGTTATATCGGTGGCAGTGACGCTGTGGCGAAGGGGCTGGCAGACAGCCTGCTTTCTGCGGATGCGGTCAGTGATGGCGATGAATCACCCGCGGCCGCGCTTCGCAAACTTGATGCGCTGCTGGCTAAAACCAACACCCCGCGCTCTGAGCGCAGAAAACTCATTAAAGCCTTATCCGGTGGCATGCCTGGCGCTGTCACCACCAACGACGGTACGCCGGGCGCTGCCGAAGATATCAAACCTGAAACCCTCAATTCACTTGAAAGCGCTCTTGCGGCGTTAGTCAAATAAGGACCCTTTATGTCTGAAGTAAACGAAATTCTGAAAAAAGTCACTGCCAGCATTGAAGATGCAACCAGCAAATTCAATGCGAAAGCAGAAGAGGCACTGACCGAAGCGAAAAAAAATGGTCAGCTCTCAGCTCAGACCAAAGATGTTGTAGATAAAATGGCGACAGAGCTCAACGCTCTTAAGGAAGCTGAAAAAACCCTTAAGGCCAGCCTTGGTGAGCTGGAACAGCATGTTGCCCAAATGCCATTGAACAACGCTGCTAAAGTTACCGAAACTGTTGGACAGGTGGTGATTAATAGCGAGGCGTTGAAGGCCTTTGCCGCGAGCGTTGAAGGCAATAAGCGTGTAAGCGTCCCAGTTCACGCGGCCTTGCTTTCTACAGATGTTGCAGATGGCGTGGTTGAACCACAGCGACTGCCTGGCATCGACACTGCACCAAAACAGCGTCTCTTCATTCGTGATCTGATTGCGCCTGGCCGCACATCTTCACCGGCTATTTTCTGGGTGCAGCAAACGGGCTTTACCAATGCAGCGAAAGTCGTTGCAGAGGGGACTGCCAAACCTTACAGCGATATTGAATTCGCAACTAAAATCACGCCGGTGACAACCATCGCGCACATGTTTAAGGCATCCAAGCAGATCCTTGACGATTTCGCTCAACTCCAGTCTACGGTTGACGCTGAGATGCGTTACGGCCTGAAATATGTTGAGGAACAGGAAATCTTGTTCGGCGACGGAACTGGTGTGCACCTGCACGGCATCGTTCCTCAGGCCTCAGCATTCGACCCGGCATTTTCTGTTGAGAGCCAGAACGGGATTGATGATCTGCGCCTGGCAATGCTTCAGGCTCAACTGGCTCGTTTCCCTGCATCTGGCCACGTCCTGCACTTCATCGACTGGGCGAAAATCGAGCTCACGAAAGACAGTCTGGGCCGCTATATCCTGGCTAACCCGGCATCCCTGACTGGCCCTACGCTTTGGGGGCTTCCGGTGGTAGCAACTGAGGCAGCAGCTTTCCAGGGCAAATTCCTGACAGGCGCATTCAATGCCGCAGCTCAACTGTTCGATCGTGAAGATGCCAACGTGGTTATCTCCACGGAGAACGCCGACGACTTCGAGAAAAACATGATCACCATCCGTTGCGAAGAACGTCTGGCGCTGGCTGTGAAACGCCCTGAGGCGTTCGTGTACGGTTCATTCAGCACCGGCGCGGGTAGCTGATAACTATTGCGGCCTTCGGGCCGCTTTTTTCGGGGCAAACAAATGCTTGATCAGAATGTGGTGAAACAGCATTGCCGCATTGATACCGACTTTACGGGTGATGATGCTCTGCTGGAGATTTACACAGGTGCAGCGGCCCGGTACGTCCAGACATGGACACGGCGAACGCTCTATGAAAAGGAAAGCAGCCCTGGCTACGCTGACGATCCGGATCCGATACTGCTCAATGATGATGTTAAGGCAGCCATGCTACTGCTTATCGGTCACTGGTATGCAAACCGGGAAGCGGTAAACATCGGGAACATAACTTCAGCCGTACCTTTTGCTGTGGAAGCGCTATTGCAGCCATACCGCATTTATGGATTGTAGGGGGGGGTATGCAGGCCGGAAGACTGAGAGATAGGGTGGTAATTCAGAACATTACAACATCGCGTGATCCTTCTGGTCAGCCTGTTGAAACGTGGCATGACGGTGCAGAAACCTGGGCAGAAGTAAAAGGTATCAGTGGGCGAGAGCTGGTAGCCGCTGGTGCTGAAACCGCAGTCGCCACCATCAGGGTATGGACACGATTTCGTAGCGATATAACTGCTGCGTCCAGACTCAGGGTTATGACTGGCCCGCTCAAGGGGGCCACTTTAAATATCATTGGTCCGCCGATACCTGATTCTCGCGGCATTCAGCTCGAAATTCTTTGTAAGCAGGGGATCGAAAAATGATAGACACGAGCCTCGATTTTTCTGGGTTAAATGATATCGCAAAGGACCTGGAGGCGCTTAGCCGCGCTGAAAACAACAAGGTCCTGCGTGATGCTACGCGCGCCGGTGCCGAAGTGCTTAAGGAAGAAGTAATCGCACGCGCACCGGTACGCACCGGAAAACTGAAAAAAAACGTGGTGGTGGTTACCCAAAAAAGCCGCCGCCGCGGGGAAATTTCTTCCGGCGTCCATATTCGTGGCGTTAACCCGCGCACCGGTAACAGCGATAACACGATGAAGGCGAATAACCCGAGAAACGCCTTTTACTGGCAATTCGTTGAGCTGGGCACCGCGAACATGCCTGCACATCCGTTTGTGCGACCCGCTTACGATACTCGCGAGGAAGAGGCCGCCAGCGTCGCCATTGCCAGGATGAATCAGGCTATTGATGAGGTATTGAGCAAGTGAATGAAGATAATATCTACGCCTTGCTTTCTCCCCTGGCAGAAGGACGGGTATATCCCTATGTTGCGCCATTAGGTAGTGACGGGAAACCGTCTGTCTCGCCACCATGGATTATCTTTTCCATCGTCGATGATGTTTCCGCTGACGTACTGTGTGGCCAGGCAGAGAGCAGGGTTTCCATTCAGGTAGATGCTTACTCAACCTCCATCAAAGAGGCGCGCGCGCTCGTGGAAGATGCTCTAGTGGCGCTACGGCCACTAAACCCGACGGAGGTCGCCAGGCTCCCCGGATACGAGCCCCATCGACGACTCTACCGCATGACCCTCGATTTCAGGGTTACCCCCTGACAATTAATTCACCCAACGAACCCGCCTGATGGCGGGTTTTCTTTTTCCAGGAGACAGCTATGTCTGCACTTTATGAAAAATCGCAGCTGACGAAGATCCTTATTTCCTCTGCGCCAGCCACCAAAGAAACGATGGACTCTGCAACCTTCCTCGATCTGAGTTGCACCATCAAAGAAATTCAGTTCACCGGTGGTCAGAAGCAGGATATCGACGTAACAACGCTTTGCTCTACCGAGCAGGAGAATATCAACGGTCTGCCTTCTCCGTCAGAAATCTCTCTGTCCGGTAACTTTTACAAGAACCCGGCGCAGGACGCCTTGCGCGATGCGTATGACAACGATACGACCTACGCTTTCCAGGTCATTTTCCCGTCGGGCAAAGGCTTTAAGTTCCTGGCTGAAATCCGCCAGCACACATGGTCTTCCGGTACCAACGGCGTAGTGGCGGCAACGTTCTCCCTGCGCCTGAAGGGTAAGCCTGAAAACATCGAATCTGGTTCATGAGGGGTTGCATGAAAAATATTAAAAACCTCGCCCTGGCTAAGATGTCGGGCTTTCGTCATAAGTCGGTCGCCGTTCCTGAGTGGGAAGGCGTCAAAGTAGTTCTCCGTGAGCCGTCAGGTGAAGCCTGGCTGCGCTGGCAGGAAGTGGTGAAAGCGGGTGCTGATGATGAAAATGTGTCGGTATCGGAAAAGGCACACCGTAATCTTTGCGCTGACGTTGTTCTCTTCATTGACGTTCTGTGTGACACCGATAAGCAACCGGTATTCAGCGTAGATGAAGAAGAGCAGGTGCGTGAAATCTACGGCCCCGTCCATTCACGCCTGCTCAAACAGGCGCTTGACCTGATCAACAATGCGGACGAAGCGCGGGAAAAGTCTCAACCCCCGGCGTAAAGTTTCTGATGTCGCTTGCGCTCCGGATGGGGCGCACGCTCTCAGAGCTTCGGCAGAATATGACGGCAAGCGAGCTTCTGATGTGGATTGAGTTCGACAGGCAAAGTCCGGTTGGCGATATCCGTGGCGACATTCAGGCAGCTCAGCTCGTCTCTGCTATCTACGGCTCGCAGGGGGCAAAAGTACCGCTGGACGATGCGATCCTGCGATGGGGTGGCGATGAGCAATCAGCACCAAAAGACCCGTTTGCTGGGCTTGAGGCTGCGTTAATGGCTGCATCAAATTAGGGCGGTAAACCGCCCGTAACTTAGTTTATTTGCGATAATATAAAAACTATAAAGCCTATAAGAACTATAGCCCCTATAACTTTACCTATGTTCTCTGCCACATTTTCTGTCTGCTGCGCCTGCGCATTCAATTCTGAAGTTTCATCTAAGATTGTATCAGTAATAGCGTTAAATTCTTCGGAAAGAGTATTGTAAATACAAACTTGAGCCTCTTCCGGCTCATTTTCAAAAAAATCGTTAATGACATCATTGCTCTCAAGTGTGGCTATATGAATATTCTCACCTAAAGAGGATATATAATCAAAATAATCACACTGAGTTTTTGCTAACCCTCTTATTTTTAAGCGGTTAGGTTTATAGGAAAGCGTTCCATCTTCCTTTTCCCTAACTTCGTAGTAGTCATCCGGGTTGCCGGGAACTTCAAAGTTCAAGCTCAACATATATGTCTCCATGTGCAAAAAAAAAGCTAAGCCTCTGAGGTGTTAGTCCGAGTGGCTATTCTATTTTCATTATTAAGGTACAAGAGATGGCGGCTCTACGCGAACTAATAATTAAAATCTCCGCGAACTCTCAGTCTTTCCAGAGTGAGATTGCTCGCGCCTCACGAATGGGTGCGGACTATTACCGTACCATGCAAAATGGTGGTCGTCAGGCCGCCGCGGCTGCCAGAGAGAGCGAAAGGGCATTATCTGATCTGACCGCTGGATTTGCATCAGCAGGGAAAGCCGCCGCGGCTGCTAGCGCAGCGTTTGCTACCGGGAAAATTGTTCAGATTGCTGATGAGTGGAACTCCGTAAATGCACGACTCAAGCAGGCATCATCTTCTGCTGACGATTTTGCTGCTTCTCAGCGTCAGTTAATGGAGATAAGCCAAAGGACCGGCACCGCGTTTTTAGATAACGCAAACCTTTTTTCCCGCGCAGCTGCTTCAATGCGTGAATACGGGTATAGCTCTGATGAAGTTCTGAAAATTACCGAGGCTGTTTCTACCGGCCTCAAACTTTCTGGGGCTAACACCCAGGAGGCGAGTTCTGTTATCACTCAATTCAGCCAGGCTCTGGCACAGGGCGTTCTTCGTGGTGAGGAGTTTAACGCTGTTAACGAATCCGGTGATCGCGTTATTCGCGCACTTGCCGCCGGAATGGGCGTGGCCCGCAAAGACCTTAAGAGCATGGCTGACCAGGGGCAACTTACGATTGATAAGGTTGTTCCAGCATTGGTAGGCCAGTTAGATAATTTGCAAGATGAGTTCAAAAGCTTACCACAAACGGTTTCTGGTTCCTTGCAGAAGGTTACTAACTCATTCATGCAATGGGTTGGCGGTATTGATCAGGCTACCGGCGCAACGGCAGGTTTGTCTGGCGGGCTGGATAGTTTAGCTCAAACTCTGGATGCGTTCACTTCTTCAGCTGTTAGTGGTGCCTTGAATGACGTTGCTGACAACATGTCCACAATAACAACAGTAGCAGGGGCGCTTGTTGGCGTTGGGCTGGCAAGATATCTCAGCGGAGTTGTAACCAGCGCCACGAGTGCAACAGGTGCACTAATTTCAGCAGCGAAATCAGAGGTAGCACTTGCTGTTGCGCAGGATAAAGCGGCTCAGTCTGCTGTTGCAGCTTCAAGGGCTGAAGTTTATCGAGCCCAGCAAGCTGTTCAGCGTTCACGAAGTGCAGATGTCCAAGCTGCTCAGCAAGAGAAAATTGCGGCAGCGGAAGCAAAGGTTACAGCAGCTCAAGCCAGGCTGACTACTGCTCTTGCAACTGGCACCGCTACGGAAAAAGTCAGGGCCAGGACTGCGCTTGAACGTGCACAGGCAGGGCTGGTGGCAGCTAAAAACGCTGATGCCCAGGCTGTTGCAGAAAGGCGCTTGTCCGCGACACAGGCTTCCTTAAGCCGGAACCTTGCAAACCGCGTCTCGACTCAGAGCAATCTCAATAGCGTAACATCTGTCGGTACTCGGCTGATGAGTGGTGCGCTTGGCCTGATTGGCGGCGTGCCTGGTCTGGTGATGCTGGGAGCAGGCGCCTGGTATGCGATGTATCAGAATCAGGAGCAGGCTCGTCGTTCTGCACAGGAGTATGCCAGTCAAATTGACGACATTAGAGAGAAAACATCTCGCATGTCCCTATCGGAAACGGATGACAACCGTGGCAGGACTGTTGGAGCCCTTGTCGAGCAAAATCGTCTGATTGATGAGCAAGCAAGGAAGGTTGGTGACCTGAAGTCTCAAATTGACGATCTTAATGCCTCCCGTGGTAAGCCGGGCATTACCAGCGAGAACGATGCCAATATTTTAAGGGCTATCGCGATTGTTACTGATCAACTCGCGGTTGAAGAGGGGAAATTGAATGATATGCGAGATAAGTCTCGCGGAATTCAGCAGGCCCTCGAAGAAATAGAGCGGCGTCGTAACGATTTGATACGTGAGCAAGCCTGGCGTCAGAATGCTGTATATCAGTCACTGATTATGATGAATGGGCAGCATACTGAATTTAATAAACTTCTTGGGTTAGGCAATCAACTCCTTATGGCGCGTCAGGGACTGGCTAACGTCCCGCTCAGGCTTCCGCAGGCAGACCTCGACAAAAAGCAAACCGATGCCATCGAAAAGAGCCGCCGGGATCTGGAGTTGTCACGCCTGAAGGGGGAGGCCAAAGAGCGCCTGCGGCTGAGTTATGCAGCCGATGACCTGGGGTTAACCAGTGATCCACAATTCCAGACTGGACGTCAGGAGTTGATTAATAACGGCCTGGCTGAATGGCGGAATAATGAGGCCAACAAACCCAAGGCGAAGGGCGGTAAAACCGAAGGAGAGAAAACAGAGGATGTTTATAAGCGCCTTATCAAGCAGCAAAAAGAGCAGATCGCCCTGCAAGGTCAGAATACTGAACTGGCGAAGGTTAAATACCAGGTCAGCCAGGGCGAACTTGCTTCTCTGACAGAAGCCCAGAAGAAGACGGTATTGCAAAATGCTGCGCTGATTGACCAGGTTAAATTGCGTGAGCAACTGCGAAATTACGAAGCCAACCTTGCTGACAGTAACGCCAGCGCCCGCGCAGCTAATGAAGCGCAACTGCTGGGTTACGGGCAGGGTACCCGGTTCCGGGAAAGACTTCAGGAGCAGTTCAACCTGCGTAAGGAGTTTGAGCAGAAGAATACCGATCTTCTTCGCCAGCGCCAGGCTGGTGAAATCGACGAGACGTTCTATCAGCAGGGGCTGGCACTCAATAAGCGCTATCTCGAAGAGCGCCTGCGCGACCAGGAGGGATATTACTCAGCTTCTGATGCGCAGCGTGACGACTGGATGACGGGGTTGTCAGAAGGTTATGCGAACTGGGTGGACGAAGCTACGGATTATTCTTCCATGGCTGCTGACGGCATGAAGCAGGCTATGGGGGGCGCTGTCACCACGATTACCGACATGCTCAATGGCAACGTTGACAGTTGGAAGGACTGGGGCGTCAGCGTGCTGAAGATTATCCAGAACGTTCTGGTCAATATGGCTGTTGCTAACGGCGTCAGTTCAATTGGCTCCCTGTTCAGTTTTGGTGCCTCGTCTGCCGCTACCGCCAGCAGCGGTACTGCAATTCAGAACGCTGGCGCGAACTTCACCTTTAACGCGAAGGGTAATGTTTACGACTCTCCTTCCCTGAGCGCTTACAGCAATGGCGTTTTTCAGACGCCTCAGTTGTTTGCCTTTGCCAAAGGTGCGGGGGTTTTTGCCGAGGCAGGCCCGGAAGCCATTATGCCGCTCACTCGGGCAGCTGATGGTTCGCTGGGCGTTCGGGCAGTTGGTGCTCCTCAGGTTTCTGGCGGTGTGCCTTCGGTTAACTTTGGCGATATCAATATTCAGGGCGGATCACCGCAGGCGGCCAGTCAGGGTACTGCCGGAGCAGCAGGCAGGCAGCTTAAGGATGCCATCACTGGTGTCATTAACGAACAGGCCAGCATGCCGGGTTCGCCTCTGTGGCGATTAATCAAGGGAGTTTAACCATGGCAGTCGAAACCTTCAGCTGGTGCCCAAAGGTTGCCTCTCAGGTTGATACAAATTTTCGTACCCGAAAGGCACAGTTTGGCGATGGCTATGCGCAGGTGGCCGGGGACGGTATCAACCCGGTAACACCTCAATGGAGCGTGAGCTTTACCGGTGACGAGGCTTACATTCAGGCCATTAAAAACTTTCTCAACAGACATGCCGGGTGGAAGTCATTTATCTGGAAGCCGCCGCTTGAGCCCTCAGGCTTATGGCGCGCGGAATCCTTCCAGATATCTACCCACGGCAACAAGAAATACACCCTCAGTAGCACATTCATACAGGCATACCATCCATGAGTATTTCATCTGATGTCCAGAAACTGGAACCGGGTAAACGCGTCCGCCTGATCGAGGTGGACGGCTCAGCTTTCGGTGCCGGTATTCTTCGCTTTCACAACGAGACAATTCCGCATACCGAGGCGGAAATCATCGCCGCAGGTGGCGACGAGTCAAAACTTGAGCCGAAGTCGGTGTGGTGGCAGGGGCAGGAGTATGGCGCGTGGCCGTATGAACTGACCGGCATATCTGTCAGCAGTGACGGCCAGAGCTCACGGCCGTCTCTCACCGTTGCAAACATCAGCGGTACGATTGGCGCGCTGTGCCGAAGGTTTCAGGGGATGGCTAAAGCAAAAGTGATCATCCATGACACCTTCGCCCACTATCTGGACGCAAGAAATTTTCCTGGCGGGAACCCGACTGCGAATCCCAACGAGGAGCGCAAACAGGTTTATTACATCGACCGTAAATCAGGGTCAGACGATGAAACCGTAGAGTTTGAGCTTTCCAGTCCAGCCGATCTGCGAGGGCAGCTCATTCCGACCCGGCAAATTCAGCCAATGTGCACGTGGTGCATGCGGGGCTGGTACAAAACCGGGAACGGCTGCACCTACGCCGGGCAAAACGGCTGGTTCGATAAAGACGGCAATCGGGTGGACGATCCTTCACAGGATGTTTGCTCCGGACTGCTGTCAACGGGCTGCAAACCTCGTTTCGGAGAGAATGAACAGCTGGATTATGGCGGGTTCCCCGGCGCTTCACTTCTGAGAGGATAATCATGCGCGACAAAACAGTTAGCGCCATTCTGGCGCATGCCGCCACATCCTTCCCCGAGGAGTGCTGTGGCGTGGTTATTCAGAAGGGGCGGGTGGAGAAATACATCCCCTGCAAAAATAATGCTGAGTCGCCGACTGAGCAATTTGAACTCAATCCTGAGGATTATGCGGCCGCCGAAGAGCAGGGCACTGTGGTGGCGATCGTCCACAGTCACCCCGGCGACGGGGCAACAACCCAGCCGAGCGAGCTCGACATGCTGATGTGTGATGCCACGGAACTGCCCTGGATTATTGCATCGTGGCCGGAGGGCGACATTCGCACCGTCATGCCTCGCGGAGACCGTCCCCTCACAGGACGCCAGTTTGTGCTCGGGCATGCAGACTGCTGGTCTCTCATCATGGACTATTTCCGCATCGAACACGGCATTGAACTGCCCAACTACAGCGTAGATCGGCACTGGTGGGAGCAGGGTGAAAACCTCTATATGGACAACTGGCAGGAATGCGGTTTCCGTGAGTACGACGGTCCCGCTCAGCCCGGTGACATGGTTATCATGCAGGTACAGTCCACCGTCCCGAACCATGCCGGGATTTTGCTTGATGGCAACATGCTACTGCATCACATGTATGGCCAGCTAAGCCAGCGTATTCCCTACGGTGGCTATTACCGTGACCGTACCATCAAAATTCTGCGTTATAAGGATTTGATGTAATGGAAAGAAAAACCGTTATCAAACTCAGCGGCTCAATGGCTCAGCGATTTGGCAGGACACATCGCCGCGCACTAACGTCGGCCAGCGAAGTTTTCAGGGCGCTTTCTAACACCATTGCCGGCTTTGATGCTTATCTGCGTGAAGCTCGGGCAAAGGGACTGGATTTTGTTATTTTCCGGGATCGTCGCAATATCGGGCACGAAGAGTTTGAACTCCTGGGGCCGGGTGATGAGTTAAGAATAATCCCTGTGATAAGGGGTAGTAAAAGAGCTGGAGTTTTCCAGGCGTTGCTCGGAACGGCTCTGGTCGCTGCTGCCATATGGATGCCGGGAGTTAGTATCGCAGCAAGTAACCTCATGTTTTCCGTTGGTGCCGCAATGGCCGTTGGCGGTGTAGTGCAAATGCTCTCTCCTCAGGTTTCAGGTCTGCGAATGCGTCAGGAACCTGATAACAAACCCTCCTATGCGTTTGGTGGTCCCGTTAACACGACGGCATCTGGCAATCCCGTCCCCCTGCTTTATGGGCAACGGGAAATTGGCGGCGCCATTATATCCGCCGGGGTTTATGCAGAAGATCAGCAATAAACCAAACCACGTACTGCAAGCCACCTGACGGTGGCTTTTTTATGGACGCGATATGACGACGACAATCATCAAAGGCCGCGGTAAAGGTGGCAGCAATCAGACCCGAACACCCGTTGAAGCACCGGACAGCATTCAGTCCATTGCAAGGGCAAAGGTGCTGATTGCGCTTGGAGAGGGTGAGTTCGCTGGCGGGCTTGATGGTAAAAACATTTTTCTTGGTGACTCATCTTCCTACACGCCTCTTCAGAACGCCGACGGAAGTTATAACTTCAATAATGTGAAATATGAGTTCCGTTCCGGTACTCAGGAACAGGACTACATTCAGGGCTTCCCCGGCATTGAAAACGAACTTCAGGTTTCATACGAGCTGAAACAGGCTGTGCCGTACGTGCGCGCGGTATCCAACACGCAGCTCTCTGCGCTGCGAATTCGCCTGGGATGGCCAACTCTTTTACTCCAGAAAAACAACGGTGATAAAGTCGGCACCCGAGTCGAGTATGCTATCGATCTGTCGGTCGATGGCGGGCCGTATGAAACGGTGGTTAACGGTGCTGTTGATGACAAAACCACGTCGCTTTATGAGCGCAGTCACCGCGTCAATCTTCCGAAAGCCTCGACTGGATGGCAGTTGCGGGTTCGCAGAATCACGCCGGATTCCACGAGCGTGAATATCGTCGACACCATGCGCGTTGTGGCCGTTACTGAAATTATTGACGCCAAACTTCGCTACGTTAACACAGCGCTGCTGTATGTAGAGTTTGACGCAAAGCAGTTCCCTAATGGCATTCCTCAGGTTGTGTGCAATCCGAAAGGGCGAATCATCCGTGTACCTGATACTTATGATCCCGAAACCCGCACTTATTCTGGTACATGGGAGGGCGTATTTAAATGGGCGTGGACGGATAACCCTGCCTGGATTTATTACGACATCATTCTGAACGAGCGCTTCGGGCTGGGTCAAAGAATCGATGCGACTCAGATAGACAAATGGGAACTTTATCGCATCGCCCAGTATTGCGATCAACTGGTACCAGACGGCAAGGGCGGCAGCGGTACGGAGCCTCGTTTTCGTTGCAACGTTTATATCCAGGACCGTAATGACGCCTGGACCGTACTTCGTGATCTGGCGGGTATATTTCGCGGCATGACGTACTGGGGTGACAATAAGATGTATGTCCTGGCTGATATGCCCCGCGATGTGTGGCATATCTATAACCACGCCAGCGTTGTTGAGGGTAAATTTACCTTTGCGGACCCGAGTGAAACCACCCGAAACACTGCCGCGCTGGTGAACTGGTCTGACCCAGCTAACCACTACAAAGACACGCCTGAGCCTGTTTACGATAACGATCTGGCCATGCGCTTCGATTATCGTCAGCTCGAAATGACTGCGATCGGCTGCACCAGGCAGTCAGAGGCAAACCGGCGGGGGCGCTGGGCGCTGCTTACCAACGGTATCGGCGAGGTGGTGACCTTCAGCACGGGCATGGACGTTCCACCTGTCGGGGAGGTGATCGGCGTGGCTGCTAACGAGCTGGCCGGAAGAACTATCGGCGGCAGGGTGAGTGCGGTTAACGGCCGCAACATAACCCTCGATCGCGCCGCTGATGTGAAGGCCGGGAACCGGCTGTTTTTGAATCTTCCATCAGGCACAGCTCAGGCCAGAACCGTCCAGGCCGTTAACGGAAACACAGTCACTGTAACTACACCCTACAGCGAAACGCCGGAGGCTGAATGTAACTGGGGTGTGGACTCTGACGATCTGTTTATAGCGCTTTTCCGTGTTACGGGAACGCGGGACAACAACGACGGCACTTTCGAAGTCACTGGGACGACTTACAACCCTGACATCTATTCCGCCGTTGATACCGGCGCAAGACTTGACGAGCGGCCAGTCAGTGTCATTCCACCTGGGGTTCAGGCTCCACCAGGAAATATTGTCGTAGACAGTTACTCTACGGTTAACCAGAACATTGCGATTACCACCATGCGCGTTGCCTGGGATGCTGTTCAGGGTGCAGTTGCGTACGAGGCGGAATGGCGGCGTGACAGCGGAAACTGGGTAAGCGTGCCCCGAACGTCTTCTCTCGGTTTTGAAGTGCAGGGTATCTACTCGGGTCGCTATCTGGTCCGCGTCAGGGCGGTGAACGCCAGCGACGTTTCATCAGTCTGGGCGACATCATCAGAAGTGAATCTTACGGGTAAAGTGGGCAATCCGCCGAAACCGGTCGGCTTCATCGCTTCCGATAATGTGGTATTCGGTATCGAGCTGAGCTGGGGATTCCCGGCGAACACCGACGACACGCTAAAGACGGAAATTCAGTACAGTCTGACCGGGACGGAAGACGATGCGATGCTGCTGGCAGACGTACCCTATCCGCAGCGCAAGTATCAGCAGATGGGCCTTAAAGCGGGGCAGATTTTCTGGTATCGCGCGCAGCTGGTGGACCGCAGCGGCAACGAATCAGGTTACACAGAATGGGTGCGCGGGCAGGCCAGCATTGATGTATCCGATATCACCGATGCGATCCTGGAGGAGATTAAAGATTCCGAGGTATTTAAGGATCTGATTGAAAGTGCTGTAGACAGTAACGAGAAACTGGCCGAGCTTTCTGATGCAATTAAGGAGAACGCCGATGGGCTGGCTGCCGCCGTAGGTTCGAATAAGCAGACAGCAGAAGCAATCATCGGCAACGCGCTGGCTATTGCCGATGTTATCGTGCGCCAGACAGCCCAACAGGGCGCTAACTCTGCGACATTCGAACAGCTCCGGGAGGTGATCGCTACTGAAACGGAGGCGCGCGTAACGGATGTTACCCGTCTTGAGGCAAAAACTGCGCAGAACGAGGCGGGAGTTACCGAGGTAAGGCAGGCTCTGTCAGATGAAGCTCAGGCAAGGGCTACTGCTGTT